TGCTAATTCACCTACTATAACATCTGTTGGAAGCGGTTGGTGGAAAGTTGAGTTATTTGTAACATCAGCTCTTACATCAGTAACAACTGGTTTTCAAGTTAGATTGACTAATGGGGCTGGAGTTTTTAGTTATCTTGGAACAGCAGGTTCAGGTTGCTATATTTGGGGAGCACAAATTAGTGGAGGTAGTTCTGTTGTTCCTTACTTTAAAACAACAACAGTTATTGCTGCGAATGCATTTATTTCAAAATGGTATGACCAATCTATTAATGCTAATAATGCTTTCCAAAATTCAGTATTAGGAAGTCAAGCCCAAATAATTGCTAATGGCCACAAAATAATAGCTGCTACTACAGGCAAGTTAACAACAACTTGGACAGCTGATGTATATACATTAACAACAGGAATAGACCCTAATACTAAGTACTTATCAATAGGTGTTGTTAATAGAACTGCTAATACTAATAACATAATACAATTAGGTGTTGCAGGAAGTATTGGAGGAGTAAATGGACAAGAATCTTTATTTTGGATAGCTACAACAGGAGCAGTTAGAAGTGATATGTATTCAACAGTTACTCATGCTAACAATACTTCTACTGGAGCTTTTATAATGACTTCAGAAAAAAATGGTAGCAATTTAAAAACAGCATATCTAAATGGAAGTGCACTAGCAACAACAGGAACGGAAGCACCATCAACAGGAACTAATATAAATTCATTTGGTCAAGCTGGAGGTAATACTACAACATGTCAATATGCTGAATACATATATTGGAACTCAGAACAAAGTGCTAATAGAGCAGCAATAGAAACAGCTATTAATGATTATTACAATGTTTACTAATGGAAATTGAAGGATACAAATATACAGTAGAACAGGATGCAATAGATGCACGTAAACTATGTGCTGATTATTATGGTTTACCTACTTCCCCAGAAAATGTAACAAAATATTGGGTAAATTATGCAGAAGCAATTAATAATACTCCTACATTTTGGTACATTATTTTTGATGAAAGTATAAGAACATTATTAGGAGAACCTACTATCTTTGATGTAATATTTGAGATAGAAGAAATTTTGTAAATAAAAAAATAAATATAAGAGATGAAAACATTTTTAACTAAATTAGTAACAACCGCAGGATACAATAGTTTAACTCATTTTTTAAACAGTGCTTTTCATCTTAAACTTACTTTACCTTTAGTAACTATTAGTAGTTGCACAGCAACCTTTGGTTATTACTTTGATTTAATATTTGGTATTAAAGCTATTGTAGGTATTATTATTCTTATACTTTTTATCTTAGAATTTTACACAGGATTAAAGGCTTCTAAAAAAGAAGGTTTAAAATTTGACTCAGAACTATTTGGAAAAGGTTGGTTAAAGTTATTAGTCTATATGATAATGATTGGTTCTTCCAATGCATTAGCTAATAATATTAAAGGCTTTAATCTAATAGGATACGAATTTAATATATACGAATGGTTACATGGAATGTTTTATAACTACGTGTTACTCAACTTAATATTATCTAATTTAGAAAACTTTAAAAGATTAGGTTGGACAGAATACGTACCTTTGTTAAAAGCATTAGCTAAACACGTAAAAGACGAACCTAAAATAGATAATAATGGAAAAGAACTTTAAAGAAAGGTGGAATGAAAAAACACCTAAATTTTGGAAACGAGTACAACGTTGGGCAATAGTAACAGGAGCAATAGCAGGAATCATTATCACAGCTCCAGTATCTTTACCAACAGCTCTCATCACAACTGCCACTTATTTAGCAACTGTTAGTGCTACAATAGCAACAACTGCTCAATTAACAGTTAGTGATAAAGAAGAAATTACAAACCCTTAAATTAATTAAAATGGCTAAGAAAAAAATTAAAGATTTTAACGTAGATGTAGACACAGACAAAGTAGACGTTAAAGTAGAGAAAAAAGGAAAAGACTTAAAAGTAGAAGTAGATACTCCCAATGTAGATGTAAAATTTACTAAAGAAGGTGAGAACAAAGAGTTTAACTACGATGGTAAAAAAGTTGATGTAAACGTTAAAAACGTTGAAGGACGCACAGAAGTAGTAGTAGATTCAGAAAGTCACGTTCTTAAAAAAATAGCTACTTTTATTACTAAACTTTTTGTAAAAAAGAAATAATGTTAACTACAGCACAAACTATTAAAAAATACGGAACACCTAATGAAACAGGTGCAGGTTATTTAGTAACTGTTCAGTTACCTTATCCAATGAAACTAGCTTGGGATTTAGATACTAGTGTAACTAGATTAAGATGCCATAAGCTAGTAGCTACTAAATTTGAAGCAGTCTTTAAAGAATTACTTGAGGTTTATGGATTAGAAGAAATCAGACGATTAGGTATTGATTTATTTGGAGGTTGTTTTACCTTTCGTAAAATGAGAGGTGGATCAGCTTGGTCTAAACATTCTTGGGGAATTGCTATTGATTTAGACCCTGCAAGAAACACACTAAAAGAAACAAGCAGAACAGCAAGATTTGCTAGACCTGAATACAAACCGATGATTGATATTTTTTACAAACACGGTTTTATTAGTTTGGGTAAAGAAAAGAATTACGATTGGATGCACTTTGAAATTAAAGAATAATGAAGTTTAGAAACAACTGGAAAGGCTATCGAAGACAATGGGATAAGATAGCTATTAGAGTAAGAATTTCTGCTTTAGACCTTCTTACTATTGAAATAGATGTATCAAGAGAATTTTATATGTTTACTATTTTAAACTTTACTTTTAAAAACAGATAGCTATGGCAAAGTTACAGACAACAGGCGGAGTTAAAGAGAGAATAAAAGTATCTAGACCTGGAGTACACTCAAAAACAAAAACTTCTAAATTAAAGACTTCTAAAAAATATAAGAAGTTATATAGAGGACAAGGTAAATAATTTAAAAATAAACTTATATATTTGCTATATGTTATCATTAGACGACCTTCACGCACAGCTAGATGAATCCTTAGCAATTAATTCTATAGAATCTTCATTCTCGTATGAACTTTTTACTGATTTAATTAATGGTCAACGTGCTCTATGGTTGCGTAATGAATATAACAAAAATAGAAGTATTGACCCTTACGTACTACAAGATTTATCTTGTTTAGAATTAGAGCTAGTTAACCCTATTGATTGCTGTATAGATGTTCCTGCAAAATGCCAAGTACTAAGAACTAAAGTACAAATACCTAACACTATAGAGTTTTACTTTACTAAAGGTATTGCAACAATTGGTCCTGCTGATATAATGATGCCTAGATACGTTCTAATAGACTATTCTAGAGTTCCTTACGTAGGACACGGAAGAACTACTCAAAGAGCTGTGTATGCATTTCTTTACAACAACTACTTGTATATAACTAGTAAAAATCCTACTGTCAGCATGACTAAGTACATTACTGTTAGAGGAATATTTGAAGACCCTACTTCATTAAAACAATTTGTAAGTTGTGTTAATGGTAAACCTTGTTATTCTAGTTCTGAACCTTACCCATTAAACTTATGGATGTGGGAGTATATGAAGCCACAAATACTTAATCAGTTGATGCAAAAAGGAGCTAATCAGCAAGATGACTCTAACAATGCAGAAGACGGTAAAACAGAAACAATAACGGCAAGCAATGCAGGACAATAGTAAGAAAGAAAGAAAAGTAGGTGAGATAAAAAAGAAAGACTTTTACAACTATTATAAAGAACATAGACAAGAAAGAGAAGTAAGTCAAAGTGTTTATAACAAGTTTTTAAAAGTATTACTCGATAAGTTTAGTACAGCAATAGTAGAAAAAGGATTAGAGCTAAAACTAATTGGAATAGGTAAAATAAGAGTTAGAAGTAAGAAGCTTAACTACTTTAACAAAGAAGGCAAAAGAGCCAAGAGTGTTAGGCCTAATTGGAAAGCTACCTTAGAGTATTGGAAGGTAAAATATCCAGACCAGACATTAGCAGAATTAAAACAAGTACCAAATAAACCAATATTGTATCACGAGAACGATCACACATCAGGAGAGTTTTACGAGCACTATTGGGATAACAATACTAGTAATTTAAAATATAAAACCTTTTTTGGCTTTAAAGCATCAAGACAATATTCAAGACTGATTGCTAAAGTTGTAAAAGACCCTAACCGTAAAACATTTTATTATGGATGATATGCCAATGAAATCAGAAAGCAGTAAATCAGTTGAATCAACTGTTAAAATTACTCGTAAAGAATTTGAAGATGGTTCCTCAGAAGAAACTCGTGTAGAACAAGTTGAAGGAGGATACATTATTACTAAAGAATGTCGATGCAAAAACGATAAAGGAGAATGGGAATGGAAAACAGATAAGTCTGTAAGTACCGAAGACCCTACTATGGACAAATCTACCGAAGGAATTGCCAATCGTTTAGAATCAATATTTAAAAACTTGATGTAATGTTTGCAGGAAAAACCGTATCGTACAAAACTATTATAGACAAAGTACTAAGAGACTTTGCCTTTAATTACGACCTTAAAGAAGAAGAAGGTTTAGAGTGGTTAGCTGAGTTTATGGCTCACACTAACGTAGGTATGGTTATGACTAACAGCATTGCTTACATTGAGATTTGTGATGGTTTAGGAGAACTTCCTTTTGACTTACACAAAATTAATCAAACAGCTTATTTAGAAGGAGTGGACTCAATAGAAGAAGCTGAATGTGGACACGGAAGACCTTTTCCAATGCGTTGGGCTACAGACAACTTCCACAAAAGATACCACAAAGACGATAGAGATTATACTACTGAGTCAAGAGAAACTTACACTGTAGAAAACAATTATATCTTTCCTAGTTTTAGTAAAGGATTTATAATGATGAGCTACGTAGCTATCCCAACAGATGATTGTGGTTACCCAGTAGTACCAGCTGAACAACAATGGTTAGAAGCAAGTGCTTTTTATATTGGACACAAGATTGCTAGAAAGCTTTGGTATATGGGACAACTAAGAGATGCTATATTCCAAAAAATAGAAACAGATAGAGATTGGTATTTTGCTCAAGCAGTTAATCACGCTAAACAATGGAACGGTGTTGACGAAGCTGAATCAGTTAAAAATGCTACTATTAGAACAATACCTGATATACAAGCACATGCTTCTTTCTTTGCTAATATGCAGTTACCTGAACAACGTAAGTTTAGACCTAAAGCAGGTAGTGCTTTAGTATCTACTATAAATACTATTAGTGCGAATGTACAAGGACCTAATCCAGCAATATAATGAATCCACATGTTAATACTTATACAGGACTTAATCAAGATACTGCTTACGATAGTATAGCTCCTAATTTATATATTGACGCACTGGATATTAGAATTACTACTACTTCAGGTGAATCTACAGGAGCCTTTACTAATATGAAAGGCAACGTAGAATCTTTTAGTATTCCCACTAACTCAAATCAGGCAAATCCTTCAGGAGAACCTTTTGGTGTTTGGACTGCATCTAACCCTAAAATTATAGGCTATACTACTATTAGAAATCGAATTATAGTGTTTGTAGCAGATGATAGCAATACTAAGAGTTGGATTTACGATATACAATATAACACAGCTACTAGAGAAATACTTAGTGGCTTTCCTGCATTAAAATACTATAGTCCTCTACTTAACTTTAGTAAAGATTGGCCTATAGAAGCATTAGGACGATATGAGTCTGATTGTACACAAAGAGTTTATTGGACAGATTATAATAACTTCTTTAGAGCTATTAATTTAGAAGACCCTAATCTAATTACGTTAGCCCCAGGACTAGTAGACATCTATCCTAATGTAGAATTTACTCAACCCTTACTAACTACTATTGCAGGAGGAGGCTCTTTAATGTCAGGTGAGTATCAAGTTGCTTATAGGCTTATTACTTTTGACGGAAAAGAAACACTAGTTTCTCCACCTTCTAACTTAATACACGTTGTATCAGACTCTGAATTAACTAATTCAGCTGATTATAACGGAGACCCTGTTGCAATAAATACAGGAAAATCTTTTGCTGTTACTGTAGACACTACTAATTATAACATCTTTAACAAGATTGAATTTTTAGTTCTTTACTATGAAAATGGTATAGCTACTCCATCTGTTAAAAGTGTTGAAACAATAAGTATTGGAGCAAACACTTCAATAGTGTTTACCTACACAGGTGCTGAAGGAAGCCAAACTACTGAAGAGTTATTCACGTTTGCTACTAAAAACTTTGCATTTAAAACTCCTAAGACTTTTACTCAAAAAGATAACAGTTTAATAGTTTCTAATATTAAAGGCTCTCAAGTTAACCTTGCTAGTTTATTAGGTCCTAACGAAACTTTTTATGCTAAGACTAGACGATATAGAAACGTAGGAGGAACTATTGAACCTCCTTATACTCCAGGTGCAGGTAACGACGATAACGATTTACAAAACGCTTTTAATCTTGCTTTAAATAAAGACGCTCATTGGGATTCTAATTGGCAAACTAATCAACAATATAGATACCAGTCTGACGGAGCTAGATTAGGAGGAGAAGGGCCCAACATCAGTTATACTTTTCACTTAGAACCGATGACTGTTGATGGAGATGTACAAGCAGGTTTTGCTAACGTATCTCCTACTCCATTTGCATTTCCAAGAGATTCCCACGATTTAGATGATGGTTACGGAGTAAGATTTAATTCTACTTATCCTAATGCTGCTTCTCCATTTATATCAGGCTTATTACGTGGTTACAAACGTGGAGAAACTTATAGATTTGGTATTATCTTTTATACCACAAAAGGAGAAGCTACTTTTGTAGAATACATTGGAGATATTAAGTTTCCTGATATTTCAGAAGAAGATAGCGTTAACAATCTTTCAGGCACAGCTTATTTTCCTTTATCTCAAGCTGACCCTGTCACACCTCAATTTACTATTGCTTACAACTTAGGTATTCAATTTAGTTTAGACTTTTCAACTTGTCCTATTTTACTTTCTAATGTTACTGGTTATCAAATAGTAAGAGTGCAAAGAACTGATAC